AGTGGTGCAATTGTATATCGACAACAGCAAAGTAGATTAGAATGGTACAGAAAACAAAATTACGAAATTCTGGACAACTAAAGCAATTAGCTATTAATAAAGCAATCGACTCTGTATATGAAGGCAAGTTTACAGGAGCCTTAAGTACAATTCGTAAACATTTTAGTAGTGAAGACGCAACTAGTTATTTTTTTAAGGGTTGGATTGCACAATTATCTGGAGACCACTATAAGGCTATCAAATATTTTGAAAAGTCTCTACTAAAAAATCCACTCAACCAAGATGTGCTAACTGGATTAGCAGGTTCCTATTTAGAACTCGGTGACTTTGAACGAGCCCATGAATGTGCAGAGCAGTGTGTACTGCTTAATCGACGTGACCCTAAAAACTTAACTACACTAGCAACAGTTATTTCTAAACGCTATCGGGGTATTCAGGAAAAGCAAGAAGAGGCTATACGCTACTTTATAGAAGCTTTTGAATCTGTAAAGAGTTCTCCTAACCCGACAAAAGAATATATACAACTCTCTACAGATATCTTATCTGGTTGGGGGGCGTGCTTAATTAATTTACACAAACCACAACAAGCATTACTAGTATTAGAACTAGCAAAAAAGCTAGACCCACTAAATCCTCTTGTTCATAAAAACTTAGCCTCGGCATATACGAGTACTAATCAAATAACAGAAGCTTTAGATAGTGTTAGAAAAGCACAACGTAGTGATGAAGAAGATACTGTAGTTGATGCTATCTATCAAGAGGGAATGCTAGAACTAATGCAGGGCAACTATACAAAAGGTTGGAGACTGCATGAACATCGTTTACAAACTAAACAGTTTCGTTCTATTAGACAACTAAAAACTCCTTATTGGGAAGGCCAAACTCTTCAAGACGGAGAATCACTACTAATATTTCAAGAACAAGGAATTGGAGATACACTTCAGTTTTCTAGATATTTACCGCTGGTGTATGAACGAGCTAAAACTGTTGATATTGAGGTAATGGCTAATCAATATCAAAAATGGGATAATCCACAAGAAGAACCTCGTTCTATTAGACAGTTCTTACATAATAACTATGCCTCCATTGTTAGAGATTCTTATGTTAAGGGTTGGAAAGGTGTAGATTACGACGGTTATACTTATGTAGTTTCTTTTATGAGTCTGCCGAGAATCTTTCGCACTACTCTAGAAACTATTCCAGCAATTCCTAATTTTAAACCTTATGAAGCTACTATAGAGGCTGTAAAAGCTGATATTGGAATTTTATGGCAAGGTTCTAAAGAGCATAAAAACGACTTTAATCGTTCGATTCCTTTAAACTATATTGAAACACTGCTTCAACAGCATAAGGATAAATCTTTTATAAGTCTACAGCTACAGCCTGAAGAGCGACTAACGCAATACGCAAATATTTCTCAACCAGGTCATAACATACAAAATGTAGACGATGCGCTAAAGCTGTTGCAGTCTTGTAAACTCATTGTCACCGTAGACTCTATGATAGCTCATTTAGCGGGTAGCGCTAATATTCCAACGCTGCTATTACACGCTTTTTCTCCTGATTGGAGATGGATGCTAGATAGGACAGATACTCCTTGGTACCCGAGTATTACTAATATTCGACAAACGTCCTTACAAAATTGGGATTCAGTTTTTGACGTTTTAAACTCCCACTTACAAACACGATTTGATAGTAAAAATTAAGTTGACTGTTGCTTAAAAATATTCTAATATGACTATACGATATAACTGGTATGAGTTAAATAGCATTTCTAAACTGCCCGAATCACACGTTGTATTACTTTTTGCACTCTATCTCGGACGCCACAAACCTCTCTCTGCTAATCTGAGTCTTCTTAAGTCCAAACTAGTGCTAGACAGCATCCCACACGCTCTATTTCAGACTCGCGCACTAACTCAATACAGCACAGGTATATTTTCTAATTTTGTTACGGTAGAACCTCAATGCTATATTCGTAACTGTTCTTTTTTACACATGCGTTTACCTGCTCGCATAAAAGCAGACTATATCTATATACTAAGTCAAAGGTCTATTGCTAATAACAACAATTGGATTCCTGAATACTATATAGAACCACACCATCACCTGAATCCTTTGATAACTAAAGTCAAAGACAAAATCACATTTCCACTGGAGAACTAATATGGGACGAGACTGGACACAACTGAAAAAACCATCCTCACAAAATTCAAATAGCCGAGATATCGAAAGAGTAAAAATTGACGGACCTGAAACTCGCGTTAGGTTTGTCGGACCGGTAATGCCACGATATGTTTATTGGGTTGTTACTAATGAAGGTAAGCGGTATCCGTTAGAGTGCTTAAGCTTTGATAGAGAAACTGAGCAGTTTAATAACGGGCGTGACCCCTTTAAAGAAATTCCTGACTATATCTATTCTGATAAACCGCAGTTTGCCTATATCTGCAATGTCATTGACCGTAAGGATGGCGCTGTAAAGCTGCTTGACCTTAAAACTACTATTTACAAGCAACTCGTAGACTATGCTACTAATGCTGACTACGGCTCTCCGGCAGACCCAGATAACGGATATGATATTACTATCAAACGTGAAAAAACTGGACCGCAGCCACAAAACGTTAAATACACAGTGATGCCCAGCCGCAATTCAATTCCATTGAAACCAACCGAGCGCGAAATGGAACTCTATAATCTTGAAACTATCTTTAAGCGTCAAACTTATGAGGAGCAGAAAGAGTGGTTGCTGAAGAACACCTCGTACTTCTCGGAAGAAGTTGCCGGCGATTTAAATAGCACAGAAACAATGGAAGACCTATGAGCAAGAAAACCTCTCTAAAAGAGCTTGCCGCTAACTCGGGGCTGAAAACAGCCTCGAGTGAGCCAACTCCTTCTAGCCCGGCAGGCTTACCTGCTGGGTTTAGCTCTATTGAAGGAGATAAAGTCACAATTGACATGAACTTTTTGCGGAAGATGAATATCTTCTTTGCAACTCCTTGCTATGGCGGTGCTGTAACAGACCAGTACTTCTTAAGCATGTTTCGACTCAGCCAAGTGCTAATTCAACACGGTATTCGATTCCGAATTACTACACTCAGAAATGAGAGTCTTGTCACGCGAGCTCGTAATATTCTTACAGCGATGTTCTTAGAAGATACTAGCTGCACACATCTTATGTTTATTGACGCAGATATTGAATTTGACCCGGACGGGGTAATTCGTATGCTTGCAATGGATAAAGATATTATTGCCGCAGCCTATCCTAAAAAGACAGTAAACTGGAATCAGGTAAAGCAAGCTGCACTGCAAGGCAAAGATAACATCTCTACCTATGGCGCAGACTATGCTATTAACCTTAAGGTGCAGCCAGGTACTCGTCGAGTGCGAACTCATATGGGTGCGGTAGAAGTACTTGATGCCTCAACTGGTTTCTTCATTGTAAAGCGTGAAGTTATTGAGCGTATGGTACGTGAGCATCCTGAACTTCACTATAAAAATGACTCGTCTATCGACCCGAAGTTTAACCCTCACTGCTATGCTCTGTGGGATACGGAGATTGACCCAGTAGACCGTCGGTATCTTAGTGAAGACTATGCCTTTTGTCGTCGCTGGCAACGCATGGGAGGAGAGATTTGGGTTGACCCGAATACTAAACTGAACCATGTAGGCAGTTTTACGTTTGAAGGACATCTTAATAATATCTTACAACGAGAGCAATGAAGATACTGCATGTCGCAGATATACACATAAATCTGCATAAGAAGAAGATTCCTTACGAGTGGCAGACGAATAGATTTCGTCTGCTATTTGATAAGTTACTAGAGCTAGAACAAAGCTGTGATGTAACAGTGCTCGCTGGTGATATTTTTGATAAGAAACCAGAACCTGATGAGATATGCCTATTTTTAAGCTATGCTAACTCGGTCACACGTCCAACACTAGCTATTCCTGGTAATCATGAAGCATCTACTAAAGGTAACACCTTTTTAGAACACTTTGAAACTGAGCACGCAATTAATAATCCTAACTTTATGTTGCGTACTCGTAATGATAGAATTGTAGTAGGTAATCAAGGTTTTCAACTTTTTCCTTATGGAGAAATGCAAATTGGTACTATTCCTGCCTACACTCCTGGAGATATCTTAATCGCTCATATTCGAGGAGAAGTACCTCCACACATTACGGCAGAGTTTGACTTTGACCGTATCTCAATGTGGCCACTAACTCTAATCGGCGATTTACACTTTCAACATCGCTATAAGGACTATCACATCTACTATTCAGGAAGCCCTCTTAACACTACTTTTGATAGAGACGACTCACGAACCTACGGAGTTAACATCATTAACTATATAGATGCTAAGAACTACTCGGTAGAGTTTATAGATTTAGAGCTTCCAAAACTAATTCGTCGTACGGTAGAAGCGGGTACTGAACTAAAGGCAGATAGTTTTCATCATGTTGTGTATGAGGTTACAGGCACAATCGACAAACTCAGTAAGATTGAAAACCATGAACTGTTAGATAAAAAGATTGCAGAAAAGCCTTCTGAAACCTCTACTCTTGACTTAACTGATAAGAGTCTTCGAGAAGAACTAGATTTATACCTTAAATTTATTCGTGTAGAGAATCGTAAAGACGTAATAGATCTATTTGACAAACTAGGAATAAAATAATGGGAGTCGTACTTAAAACTCTAGAGTGGAGTAACATGTTTAGTTACGGCCCAAAGAATAGGCTTGAACTAAACCGTAACGCAGTTACACAACTTTCGGCTCCGAATGGTAGTGGTAAATCTAGTTTAGCTCTTATTATTCAAGAGTTGCTCTATAATAAAAATGTTAAAGGGCTAAAAAAAGCAGACATCTTAAATCGTTATAATGGAGCAAAGAGTTGGGAAGCGACTCTTACTTTTTCTATTGATAGCGATGAATATGTTTTAAGCTCTAAGCGTCAAGGCGCTAGCACTAAAGTCTCTATTGTTAAGAATAGGGAAGATATTAGTGAGCACAAAGTGCTTGACACCTATAAAGAGCTATCTTCTGCTATTGGTCGGGACTTTGAGACGTTTAGCCAGCTTACCTATCAAAGTAGTACAGACTTACTAGAATTTTTAAAAGCGACAGACACGAACCGTAAAAAGTTCTTAGTTAATCTATTTAACTTATCTCGATACTTAGATATTGGGGAGGAACTTAAAACTCTCAATACTAAGCGAGAAAAAGACCTTGCGTCTAAACAAGGAGAGCTACGTACAGTAGAACAGTTCTTAGCTCAAAATGTGTTGCCAGAAAAAGCTACTGAAAAAGAAGTGCCTAGTGTTGATACAAGTCTGTATTCTCAGATAGAAGAGCTACGCACTAGAATCTCAACACAAAAATCTCTCTGCGATAGTATTGATAAAAACAATTTACTAGTAAAAGAGCGTCAAAGATTAGATTTTGATATTAGCCTTACTGAACCAACTTTTGATAGAGGCATCTCTAGCCGTATTGAAACACTAAAATCTGATATTAGCTCTACAAAAACTAAGTTAACTCAGGCAACAAAAGATTTAAACTCTTTGGACATTGCAGACCACTGCTATGCGTGCAAACAACCTTTAAATAATACTAAAGCTAAAGAGCTTAGTGATGCACTAAGAAGCGAGATTAGTGTTTTAGAAAACTCTTTAAAGATTTCAAGAGGTGAACTTAATGACCTTGTAGATACGAGAGATGCGTATCTGTTAGCGTTGGAAAACTATCACACTAACCAAAAGAATGTTGAACGCTTTACTCAACTTTCTCAGCTAATTAATACAAGCTTACCGAAAGAATACCCCGACTATAAAGAAATCTCTAAACAACTGCGAGAATTAGAAACCATTCTTTCAACACAGGAACAAGCTGTAACAGAGGCTAGAAACTATAATGATAGCGTTAAGATTAGAAATGCTAAAATAGATGCCCTCAAAGAGCAAGTTCGAGATTTTAAAGCTAGACAAGAGCTAGTAAAAAATGATATAGTAATTATTCAAGATGAGATTGCAAATATAACAATTTTACGAAAAGCATTTTCTACCTCTGGAATAGTTGCGTATAAACTAGAAAACGTAGCAAAGCAGTTAGAAGATAGTATAAATCGTTATTTATCCGTTCTTAGTGACGGGCAATTTCAAATACTTTTCCGTCTTTCAGGCGATAAACTAAATATAGTTGTTGTCAATAACGGAGAAGAAGTTAGTATAGACTCTCTCTCAGGGGGAGAGTTCTCTCGTGTCCAAACATCTGTACTCTTAGCAGTACGAAATACTCTTTCTAAAATCGGCGGAAAGAGTATAAACCTTTTGTTTTTAGATGAAACAACTGGCACGTTAGATGATGCAGGAAAAGAAAAACTTTTTGAAGTCTTGCAAGAAGAGCAAGGTTTAAACGTATTTCTCATCTCTCATGACTATTCGCATCCCCTAATACCTAAAATAGAAATCGAAAAAAGAAATAATGTTAGTACTATTCGTTCCTGAGAGATAGAATAGTAACTTTATGAGTAAGGAGAACTTATATGATTGCACTCGGAAAAAATCCGATTAAATTTCAATTTAAACGAGAGTTTAAAGACAGATTAACATCTACACCGGTAAGTTGGGGGTATGGCGGACTTTCAGCTTTTACCTATTATCGAACCTATGCACGTAAAAAAGAAAGCGGAGCACTAGAAACCTGGCAAGAGTGTGTTATTCGCGTGATTGAAGGTATGTTTTCTATTCTTAAAACACATTCTATCACTTCAGGCCACACCTGGGATGAAAAACGTGCACATCGTCTTGCAGAAGAAGCTGCAGAACGTCTTTTTGAATTTAAATGGACTCCTCCAGGACGCGGGCTCTGGATGATGGGTACACCGTTTGTATGGGAAAAGGGTGGCGCCTGTTTAAATAACTGTGGATTTGTTTCTACAGAAAATATTGATGCAGAGCTTTCTAAGCCTTTTGCTTTTCTCATGGATATGAGTATGGTAGGAGTAGGTATCGGATTTGATACTAAAGGAGCAGGTAAAATTGCATCCTATATCCCAGAAGGTGCTGTTGAGTTAATTACAGTAGAAGATTCCCGTGAAGGTTGGGTTGAGGCTATTTCTTGCTTAATTGATTCGTATTTAGAAGAAGGGTCTGCTCCCGTTGCGATTGATACTAGTTCTGTACGGGCTTACGGAGAACCGATTAAAGGTTTTGGTGGAGTAGCTTCTGGTCCTGAACCATTAGTATTAGGATTTAATGGGATTAAAGATGTACTAGAAAATAGAGCACGTTCGAGTAATCCACTTCTTACTTCAGTCGATATCACTGATATTATGAATATTATCGGTAAAATTGTAGTTGCGGGGAATGTGCGTCGTACAGCAGAAATTGCTTTTGGAGAGCCAGAAGACGAAGACTTTGTAACTATGAAAGACTGGCAGCGGTATGGAGTAGAAACCGGTTCTATGGCTCCATTGGAACTAAAAGAGCTTAACGAAGAAGACTATAATACTTATAATAGTGATTGGAATGCTCGAGGTTCTATCGCTAAAAAATACACCGAATACCCTTGGTCTTATAAGTTTGGTGGTTGGCGTTGGGCTTCTAATAACTCACTGTTTGCAAAACTCGGAATGGACTACACTAAAGTAGCAGAAAGTGTGGCTGTAAATGGAGAACCTGGATTCGCTTGGCTAGACAATATGCAAGCCTATGGTCGTATGAAAGACCCTGCAGATTGGAAAGACCGTAGAGTGCGTGGGGGAAACCCATGTCTAGAACAATCTCTTGAGCCATATGAGTTATGTTGCTTAGTGGAAACTTTTCCGGCAAAACACGAAGACTATTGGGATTTCCAACGTACTCTAAAGTTTGCCTATCTCTATGCAAAAGCAGTAACTCTAGTACCCACTCACTGGACAGAAACTAACGACGTTATTAAGCGTAATCGCAGAATCGGTACTTCTCAGAGTGGTATTCAAGAAGCAATATTACGTGTTGGTCGTCGTAAGTACTTAGATGAGTATTGTGATAGAGCCTATAGCTATATCAACTACTTAGATCAAAAATACTCAGAGTGGTTGGGAATTCCTCTCTCAATTAAAAAGACAAGCGTAAAACCGTCGGGTACCGTTTCTCTTGTTGCAGGTTCTCTTCCAGGTATTCATTATGCTAAGGCAGAGAGTTACTATAGACTAGTTAGGGTAGCTAATACTAGCAATCTTCTACCTATTCTGCAAGCTGCAAATTATAGAATCGAACCAGCTGTTAGTGACCCTCTTAGAACGTCTGTCATATACTTCCCAGTCCTTCACGATAAAGGAACTATTAGTGACAAGGATGTAAGTATTTGGGAACAATTTGCTAACGCAGTAGACTTACAGCACTATTGGGCCGACAATCAAGTTTCAATAACTATCTCTTTCCAAGCCCATGAAAAGAATCAAATTGCTCGTGCTCTGAGCTGCTTTGATACTCGTCTTAAAGGTGTTAGCTTATTACCATTGGAAGACCACGGATATGCACAAGCTCCATACACTCAGGCTCCAAGAGAAGAGATTGAAGCTTATGCGGCTACCCTAGCTCCTCTAGATTTCTCGTCTCTGACAAGTGAGGGAGAAAATGCAGATGCAAATAAATTCTGCGATGGGGACGCCTGTTTAATATAAGTAAAGGCGCCTTCTGGCGCCTTTCACTTGAGGTAAATTATGATTACAGTATACTCTAAAGACTCTTGTCCTTTTTGCGATAAAGCAAAAGAACTACTTACTCAGCATAACTATCAGTACGTAGTAAAGAATGTTATTAATCCCGTAATAAAAGAAGAGCTGTTAGAAAGATTTCCAACAGCTCGAACAGTGCCTCAAATATTTTTTGATGACACTCACATTGGTGGTTACACGGAGTTAAAAACCTATTTAGAGCAAAGTCTCTAAAATATTTTTTTGACCACTCGTATGCTAAATGTTACTCTAGTGCTGAGGAGAACATAATGGCAAACCCCAGCAAAACAAAAGGTCGTTCTTTTGAATATGTCGTTCGCGATTTATTTACAGAAGCCTTTAATACACAATTTGAGCGAGTGCCTCTGTCAGGGGCGCTCGCTTATTTAAAAGGAGACGTCTATGCCCCCTGGAAACCTGATTTTCCATGGTGTATCGAAGCAAAGCATCACAAAGAAGTACCATGGAACAATGTCTTAACAGCTAAATCTTCACTACTACTAGACTTTTGGAGACAAACCTCTCGAGAAGCTAAAACTATGAAAAAATCTCCACTACTAATCTATAAGTGGGATAGGAGTAAAGTCTTTGCTTGCTGGAATGATGACATAGAAGTTGCAGAATACGTCTACGTTAAAACCGGAGATTGTGAATTTAAAATGTCTCTTTTAGACTTATGGATGCCAGCTGCAAAGTTAATAGTGAATTCTAAAGCATAATTCTTCTTGCAATTTGCTAAAAGATAAGTTATTATGATTTATAACTGATAAACAGAGGAATAATATGGTAACTAATTGGGATGACCTTGCAGAGCTAGTCCAGGCTAAGCAAGCTATAGAAGAACAGAATAACTTACTCTTGGTAGACGGAGTAAACCTAGCTTTTCGATATCTTCAACGTAAAAACTTTGATAGCTTTACAGATGACTATATCCGTACGGTTACTAGTCTTGGTAAGAGCTATGGTGCTAAACGCATTATTTGCTGCTTTGACTCGGGCGCTTCAGTCTACCGCAAAACACTATTTCCAGAATATAAACAGAATCGTAAAATTGAGCGGAGTGAGGAAGAACAAGAGCGTTTCACTGCATTCTTCAACTGTTTGTCTGATACTATTGATGTTCTACCTTTTGAACACTACAAGTTTAAAGGCATTGAAGCAGATGACTTGATTGCCTACTTTATCAAGCATCTTAGCCATAAGTTTGCTCACTCTTGGATTATCTCTAGCGATAGAGACTTATTTCAGCTTCTTCGAGAGAATGTCAGTATCTTTAATATGTATTCGCGTCGAGAAATTGATTTAGAGTATCTTAATACTGAGTTTGGACTATCTCCTCGCGAATACTCCTATGCGAGAATGATTGAAGGTGACTCGGGAGACGGTATTTCTGGTGTTGAAGGTATTGGTCCTAAGCGTAGTATTGCACTAATCAAAGAGTACAAAACTATTGATAACCTAATCTCTAACCTACCTCTGCCTGGTAAATCAAAGTATATACAAAACCTAAATCAGAGTGTTGGTACTCTACAACGCA